TTTCAATCTTCTCCTCAGCATTAGAGAAGAGATTATCAATCGTTTGTTGAAGGTAGCGTTCCTTTCTTGCAGGAATAATTATAGAGACGTTTGACATTTATCCTTTTAAAGAAAGGAGGGAGGGAATGGTTACCCTCCCCCCAGGTTGAGGTTAACTTCCCATCACAGTAATATAAGCGGTTATAACAAGGGCTCCTGCAGCACAAAGAGTATCTGATGCACTCAAAAATTTAATCACCTGAGTAGCAGGGTCCCAGATAGCCTCTACAGCTCCTCCTGCAACATCACAAGCCACATCAAGGACGATTCCCCAAACATGGTCGATGATATCCAGATTAAAAAGAGCTGGAGTTACTGGGATTCCATCTGTGCCATAAGTGGTGATTGCATATTTCCCTTGTAGAACCCACTTATTTCCAAAAACTACTCTTGTAGATGGTGTAAATGTGTAAGTTGAGGCTCCCATAATTAACCTCCTATCACTGTGACATATACAGTAAGTGCTGTCGTATCATTAACCAAAGTGTCACTGGCTTTGATGAAGGTTATTACTTTTGTACTTGAGTTCCACAAACCTGCCACAGGACCGTTAGCTAGATCATTTGCTACATCTGAGACTATACTGATGACACTATCAATCTCTGCTAATCCTGTAGTAGCGGTGGTAAGAGGAATCCCAACCGTTCCATATGAGGTGATGACAAACTTAACCACATGGATACGTCTGTCACCAAAGATAAGTTGTTGAGTTATTGTTGAGGTGTAAGTTGTTGCTGACATATTTGCACCTCCTTATTGTGAGATTCGCAGGAAGCATCCAACTGCTTCACTTGCTGCAACCTGTAATCCATTGAGGAGCCAACCAACCTCAGGAATGCCATGAACTGCTGCTACAATAACACCACCCGCTGTGGTTCCCTGAGTCATTCTTGGAGTCCCAATAACCTGGACAGCTGCTGCATTGGTGATTGCACATGGCCCCCAGGTTTGAGCCCAGAAGTAGTAGTGAATGAGTGCCGTACTTGCTGGCACTGCGATTGGAGCCACTCCAACAGGGATTCCTGTTGGTACTGCAGGGCATTGGATGACTCCCTGCCAAGGGTTGGCCACCACCGTAATATTGGAGGCTGCAGCTGTCGCTACCACGAGTGGGTCGTAAAGGTAAGCATATCCTCCCGTAACCAAAGCACAAAGATCATTCTTTTTGATCTTGTAACACATCCCAAGACCAGCTCCTTCATTCACCCAAAGATATCCATTTGTATAGTAATCTTTGGCAATTACTGCTGTCGTTGGGAGAAGGAAGATTTTTGTGTCCCCGATGGCAGAAATAACAGTTGCCACCATGTTCCAATGATCTGCCACCGTGACTGCGTTCTGAAGGAGGTTAGCTGCTGTTAAAGCAACTCCCCCATTTCGACTGTAGTGGTAGACACGCCCATCAGACATCCTACATTTGTCCCCAAGCTGATGTTTGGGGAGTTGTGATGCAATGGTAACTGTATCATACTCATAGATCGAGTGAAGAGGGATAACTTCATCTCTTGCTGCTGTTCTTACCACATAACCTTTTGGTGTTGCCATTTTCTAATCCTCCTTTGGATTGGTCATCCTCTTCCCAACCGTTGTCTCGATTGGTGGAGGTTGGGTCAACTTTTGACCCAGATTGAAGTGGTCCTCCTCTATATTTAATCTCCCGAGGAGGAAGGGAGGGTTGAGGGGGGAAAGGAGAAGAGGCCCCAACTTCTTATGTTAATCCGTTCTGCTGTCCTGAGACTCTTGGCTGAACAGTGAAAAGATTTCCCATTGTTAACATCTGTCTGACATAAGCATCAGCATCAACAGGTGTCTTTTCAGATGTCCAGAAGAAGTTTCTCTTCCTATTCAGGACAAGCTTCCAATAATCTGTATTCATGAAGAAGATATATCCTGTTGGACAATGATTGTCAACAAGGATCTCACAGTGACCATTAAAGTTGATCCCTGTAAAACCAACCTGTGCCAAACTTGATTTGGAATCAAGGAACCTCTGTTGAGGTTGAATTCGAGCCCAAATCTTATCATAGAGAACCTGAGTTGTGAAAGCAAGATCAGGTTTCTTCTGACCAATCGTACAACTTCCAATCATCGTATTGATTGCATCAATGGTAAGGGCTCCTCCAGTGGAATCCATCTGAGCCACAAACCAACTGTTGGTTGCACGATCGATATTTCCATAGGTGGGATAGAGGGTGCCATTGTCAATCCCATTAAGCAACCCATCAAAATCCTTACTGGCATTTCCTGTGCCATCTGAGAAAAACATTGTGGCAAGGTCATCATGGGCTGTCATGGTTGCTGTTTCCATCTTAGAAGCAAGCAGGCCGATGATCTTCATATCTCCTTCAGTCTTGGCAAGATCATCTCCAGGAATCGTCACGTTGACGTACACTTTGTTATCTCCTTGGCTCTTTATCCAAGGAATCTTCATATTACTATGAAGGTCGGACTATCTCATCCCTTACGGGCTGGGCGCTCGTGTCTCCAGTATTGGTAGGTTCCTCAGGAGTTAGTCTCTGCACCTTCTCATCTACACTTATACCCTTCGATGAGCTCGGCTCAGGGTTATCCTTCATCCTTACGGTATGAGTCGGACCTTCCCTGAATTCACCCAGTTTTTCGAGAAAGTCTTGACTAAGCTTATGATTTAAGGTTTGCATAGCAAGCATAATTGTATCATAAAGAGTAATCTCTTCTTCAGTCAAACGATAACGAGAAAATCTGCTTGCTCTAATTTCTTGAAAGGTAAGAGCTAATTCAACTTGACCTTTCTTTACTCTTATCCAAGGCTGAATTTTTTGGAGGAAGTTCTCAGCTTGTTTTGTTTGGAGGATCAATCTATAAACTCCACTCTTTCCAGATGTTTGAGTAAAAAGAGCACCATTAAATTCTTTATGCATCCATTGAAGAATAGGAAGATGCTGATTTGAAATGGTTATTCTTAATCCCCACATTGGAGATGGATTTGGTCTGAATTTAGATCGATCACTTTTTACAATCGAAACACTTCCTTCCCCATCAAAAAATCCAGCCACATAAGCATAATCAAGATCATTCATGCCACTACCTCAATTTAAGAGTTGATGGTTTTTCCAGTCCCATTCAGCATAGGTCTGAGTCTGTTTGTAGGAGATATCAAAAGGGTCCATCCCTCTATAAGAACCACTTGCCAGCTTTCCATAGATGATGGGCTGAGCAATTTTCAACCCACCATCAAAGACAACCTGACCTTTAGCGAGAAGTTTTGTAAGGATGGCGTTGGAGATAAAAATCTGTTCAATCGCTTTCGGGAGAAAGCGTTTCTCTACAGCGGTATCAAGATCATTATAAGTTAAAGCCATAAAAAGTACCTCCTTTAGGATATTTGAGATTTTACTGATACATCCTTAGGAGGGTCAAAATTTATAGCAATACCTTAGATTCAAGGTTTATTTGCTTCTTTTGCCCGATCCTCGAGAAATTGATGACCCGCTTCTGTGAAGGTCTTTGGGATCTCCTTTGGGAGTTCAAATGTCATCGGGACTGCACCACTCCCCGTCTCGACATTTGTTTGTCTCTTTAGGAGTTCCTCCTCCAAACGAGGTTTGAGTTTCTCTTCCACTTGTTTGTTGAGAATGTCCTCTCCATATGCCTCTTTGTAAGCATAGTTGAGATCTTGATATCCACCTTTTAAAGCAGAATCAAGAATCTTCATCCCATCTACTTCGGGATGTAAGCGAATGATATCATTAAGTTGCATTGAGAGATTTAACATCCTCCCCATATGGGAGAGTCGTGACTCAAACTGTTGAGCTGCACCTTGAAAGGTTTCAACTAATTGATCATAACGGGCATCAAGGTCTTTATCCATTTTCTCTTTCTTTCTTGAAGTGGTGGTATCTGGGTCAGATTGATTATTTGATTTTCCCAGATTACTGAGAACCTCTTTATTTTGGGTGAACCAATTCTCCCACTCCATCAGTCCCCCATCTAATTCAGACACTTGCTGATTGAGGGTTTTGACTGAGTCTTGGAGTTTTTTATTCTCATCTGCCCAACTTTGAAACTTCTTCGTCACACCTGCTTGCATACTTTGATAAACCTTTGCAAGTTTTTGGTCTGCTTTGATTGCTTCAAGATCTTCTTTTGATGCAAATTCCAGATCTTCCATTGTCTCTCTCCTTTATTCTTCTCTCCCTTTTTTATAAAAAGAAGGGTTTAGAGAAGAGGGAGTATCAATAACCAGCAAATTGATCTGCCCCTTCTGGTTGAGTTTGAGGAGGTTTCACCTTTCTCTTTCGAGGTTGTTGAGGTGCACCTCCAGCTTCTGCCTCTCCACCCATTCCAGGTTGTCCTCCTGCGAGTTGCTGAACGCCTTGTTGGAGGATCTGAATGGCTTGAGTGATGAAGGGAGCGAGAGCTGGATTCATCTTAGCAGCCTGCATAAGCTGACCAGCCCCATCCATAACTAATTGAGCGGATTGCTGCTCACCCCCAGGACCACCACCCATTCCCATCCCCATCCCACCACCTTCTTGTTCAGCAAGACTGGAGAGTTTACCATAGATGGAAGGATCTTCTTGAGCCATCTCTGGCCCTTTCCTCGCACCTTTCATTGGAGGAGGAAGTCGTTCATCTTTTGGCATTATCGTTTACCTCCTGTTGATTTCTTTGGGGTTGGTTAGCAAATCACCCCACCTTTCTTCCCACCTTTTTTGGTGGTTCCACCTAACTTTCTACCACCTTTCTTTGCCATCTCTATATCACCTCCCCTCAAGTTTAAAAATACCTTTTATTTTATCAAACCAATACCAACAGAAGCGTTTGGTGAGGCAGGCCTTGTAAAAGCGAAAGGGACTGCTGCACTGCAAGCCTCCCCCCAAATGGGATCTGTGATACAAGCTGATACTGTAAGTGAGTTTACTCCAACTGTAGAAGTTGCTACATCCATTTTTAAACTTCCATTGGTTTGCGCAGGTACAGGACTAACAACCCAACTTGGACCTGTAATTTTATAGGAAGTAACTCCTGTTTGAGGATCACAGACAAGAAAAGGTCCTCCAAAAGCAAAAACTGGAAAGAGACAAATTAGTAGGGTAGATAATAAGATCTTTTTCATAACTCCTCCTCTGGGGTTAAGGTTGTCGGTGTTACTACCATTTCCTCTCTTTCTTTCTACTTACTGAATTGGTTCTTTTTTTATTCCAGCTAATTCACCAATTTTTTTAAAAAGATCTATTTCAGGTGTTATTTTATTCATCTTCTCTCGTACACTAGATGGGATGAATTGTTCCCCTCTTACAGATTTTCCCATCTTAGTTGCCTCAAAAGAACCTTCAAAAAGAGGAAGAGCAGGTGCATCTCCAGACTCAAACCACATTTTAAGTCTCCTTATAAATTTTTGGGGAGCAACTATTTCATTTGCATCTAATTTAACCATCTCTCCTGGTTTGTAGTGCTTACCAGGATAAACAAACCATCTTCCACTGTTATTACTCCAAAGTACTTTTCGAGATGGCTCTGTAATAAGCTCTTCCCTAAGACCATATGAAAGCCGATCATAAATACGATTAGTTATTTTCTCTAAAGCCTCTTCAAAAGTTTTTGTTTTGGGCCATGCTGACTTTAGAGCCTTTCCACCCACACTCATAGGAAAGATATAAGATGCTGGACTGTAGGGATCAGGCATCATCCATTTTACAGGTTCTGGTGCTCTCTCTGCCAATTCTTCTATCTTTCTTCCAACCTCTGTCTGTGCACCTTTTTTAACGTATGACATCTCTATTTCCCAACTTGAGGTTCCTGTAAAGCTGTCTGCTTATTACCACCTCTTAAAAGATTGGCTGGGAGTTTCATTGGATACTTTTTTCTTTGAAACTCTTCTGGTTTCTCCTGCATCCTTTGAAGCATCTCATCTCTATTTGGCCACTCTAGAGCTTCCAGAGCAGCTTCCATATCAATCAATCCAAGTTGATAGAGTTGGGTTGCAATCAATCCCTTCTGCCATTTTGTGATCGCAAGAGAAGAGGTTGGGACTATCTTAAATTGATAATCACGAAAAGCTGACATTCCTCTTTTCTCAATGACATTTCTGATTATGGCTCTCTCGTAGAGGTAACGCTCAGGCTTACCATGATTACCAACAAGTGTAAATATTCTGTCGGTGGTGTAATAAGCAAAGATTCGAGAGATCAACTTCTGACCAACCCTCTGAATCAATCCCTCTAACTGTCTTGCTTTTAAGCGGATGGTGGTCTGAGCCATTGTTGCAAGTTGTTCGATTGCAACTCCTGAGGTGACCTGACCTGGTCTTCTTCCCTCTGTCACCTCTGTAATTCCAGAGAGTTTCTCTATTCCTGTCACCAAGAGGGTTAAAGTATCCATCATGTAAGCTGGGAGAGCAGGGGGAGTCTGTCTCTCCAACTTTTTTCCAGGTCTTACCTTAACATGACTCCCAGGTTCATTGGTAAGACGTGCCCAATCCTCTTTGGAGAGAGCATCTTGATCTCCCACCCAAATCCCATTTCCCATAAGGATTGCATTTTCCAAAACAGATGCAAGAATCTTATTAAACATAATTTGAGGATTTTCTAAATTGTCAATTTCATTCATCCCATAAGCAGAATCAACATTAAACTGCCACTCCATTGCATCAAAAGGATGGTTACCATCAAGATAGGGGTTGGCACCATCCTCAACAGGAGCACCACCAGCAATGATGATATGTCTCCAGTTGGGAAACATCAGCTTATCTTTCACCTTTGTAGTGCGGTCTCTGATCCACCAATCCCTTACGATAGATCGAGGAACAACAGAGGTTCTTTCCATTCCACCTGGAGCCCCAAACTTAAATAATTCTCTTAATTTATGGATCAAAGAATCACTTTTAACCTCTCCAGCGTTGAGGTCGGATTTGATATTGTCAGCTTGTTTGGGATATTGCTCTTTAAGGAGTTCGGTTGGTCTGACATTCTCTAAGCAGCAATATTCAGCAAATTGAAGATTCCAACTTCGAGTGACAAATGGGTCAAAGATAAAGCAACGAGGATCAATCACCACCAAATCAATATCTCCTGCTCCATAATCAAGAGCTCTATCAAAGGTGGTGTTGAAGAGAGCAAATCCAAAGTACTCCTCCAACATTACAAACTCGGTGATTTTCTGCTCGAAGTTATGTTCATCAAGGATACCTTCGATTGTTTTCTGTAAGACTTCAGCAACAGGATCATCAATTTGCTTTCTGCTTACAACTGAAATAGTCGGTCTACTGTCAGTAAGCAAAGAACACTTTCTTTCAATGATCTGACTAAGAAAGTTCATCACAGCATTAATTTTATATTTTGGTCGTCTCTTTGGCCAAGTATTACCTTTGATGGTCTCTATCGATTGAGTCCATGTCTGACTCGCCTTAGCACGATGCTCAGCCCCTTCAAGGTAGTAAGTGTCAAGTTTTTTAAGAAGGCTTTTTTCTCCGTCAGATAGTGGCATCTCTTTGTGTCCTCTTGTTTATCCAATTTTGTTCTTCTCTCCATTCTTGCTCTTCAACTGAGTCTCCCTCTACCTCTAACTCTCTTTCAATGGCTTGATAGCCAGGGATAATCTCACCATCATATCCTGTGTAGATTTCCTCTTCTTTACCTTGAGGGAGGAAAGCAGGAAGATCTTCTTTTAAAGATTCATCTTTTACAAGATTAAGTGTATATCCAAAAAGAGAAAGTTTCATCTCATCATCCCTGCTTCCTTTGCTGACTCTCTTTCTTTTTTGTTGAAATCATCTCTCTCTTTATTTCGCTGTTTAATCTCCATCCCTCTTGCGATGTCACCACATTGTTGAGAGCAAAACTTTTGCCCAAATCTTTTTGGGATGAACTGCTTCTTACAGGTGTCTAATCCACAAATTGATTTTCCAATGACTGCTTCCACTTCTCTCCAAGCAGGATCAATCGAAGGAGCTGTTAGGTTGCCACTTTCATATTGACACATTAGTGATCCCAACAGCAATTGCCATCTTGGAATGTGGAGGGTTACATCAGAGAGTTCAAAGACATATAATCGAATTGCTGGAGATAATATATTAAGGAGAAGAGTGGCAGCATCATCCAGAGAGCGAGAGTAGGTCTCGCCTATGATGGGGGTGGAGGGATCACCTAATCCATCAGGGGTGGGGAGGGAGGAAGGTGGAGATGTGCCAAACCTCTCCTTGATACCATCCAAAACTTCTTCGGGTAAGATGTGATCCTTTCTCATTTTTTCTCCTTTCCAATCGGTAGTCCTGTTCGAGTGTCAATCCTATTGATTATTAAATTAGGATGACCCTCTTTCTTAAACTTAGATGGCCAATGACCTGTCATATCTGGTCCTCTTACACCAGATTCAAATGCTCCTTTATAATCGTAAAAGTGTTGGGGATCGTAAGGGTTAGGATTGAGCCCTGTCTTTTTTGCTTGTTCTTGGTACCAATCAAGAAAGCTCTTCTCTTTCAAAGCTCCAATATTTGCCTGAGGATATTGAGGACGACCTACCTCCTCTTTATTCTGTCCAGCTAACTGCCAAATCTTACTCCAAACTGTATTCCAGATGTCTGCCATTTTAATAATTCAACCAACTCCTGTCACTTTGATCAACCAATTCACTTTCATCTCTCCACATCTCGAGGTCGTGGTTAGCTGGATCTAATTTGAAACTTCTTTTTGGGGCGTTATCTGTAACTCCCTCCTTAAATAATCCCAAATGTTGGAGGAGAGATCCCACATTGTAGGTTTGATCTAAACAGAAAACTCCAATCATATAAGACATAATGAGATCATCATGACAATTATAATCAGCCTCCCCACTATTATTAAGGTTTCTAACGAAGGAAAGCATCTCATCAATTAACTCCTCAGAGTTAATCTCTAAGATGTTTGCTGCCAAACAAGCTCCAACATATTGACAAAGGAGGGGTTTTGTTGAGACGTTTGTTTCCCATCCTAACTTTATTGATCTCTGTTCAAATCTGTCAAGCATCTTCCATTTGTAGATGTTCCAGTAGATATTCTTTAACTCTGCCAGGGTTGTTAATCCTGGACCTTTTGTCTCTGGGACGGCCATTCCCTCATTATACATATTCCCAAGAGAGGCAAGTTTCCCTGCAAAGCTTATAGCATCAATTCTATCTTTATACTGAGCGACTTGTTTGATGTTTGGTGATCCTTTAGGAGCTCTTAATACTTGAATGGTTGAGAAGTCTCCATCAGGAAGCCCTTCTCCAATATCAGCAGCTAACACATAATCATATCCAACTTCAGGAAACTCCCAGATTGAGAGAGGACCTCCTTCTACTTCTGAAAAGCCTAACTCTCCAATATCTCCCATTTTGATGGGATCTCTACAAAAAGCTTTCATCTGGAGGAGTTTCTTTTTTGAGAAATATGGAGTACCTTTGGAGATAAAGGCTTCCTCATCATCAGCAGGATACTCTTGATGGAATTTATCAATATCATCATCAAAGTCAAGGATTTTACTTCTCCTCCAATTTAATTGTTCGAGGGTGGCTTTAAACTTTGCCATGAGATATTGTTCTTCTTCATCAAGGGTTTCGAGGAGATCTTGTTTCTCTTGATCGGTTTTTAAAGGTTTGGTGTACTCAGGAAAGGTGAGCCATCCAAAGAAGAGTGGATAGAAGTTAGAGGTTTTTCGTTTTGAGGTTAAACTCTTTTTTGCTTTTCTCCATTGCTCGTAGAAGAAGCCTGCTCTTCCATTCCCTGTTGACTCATAAACTTTAACAGTTCCAGGAAGATCTTGAATTGAAGGAACGGTTGAGGTGATCAAAGTTTCTGCATTCTCATAGAAAGCTACCTCAGAGAAATGCCCGAAGGAGTATCCTCCAGCTCGGGAAGCTGTTCCTGTATTTGCAGAAAACACCTCAATCAAAGAGCGTAATCCTGGATCAATAAATCGTGCTTTTTCGTTGGGGTTCTCAAAGACTAACTCTGTCCGATTGGAGTATCGTTTCATCGGACGATAAGTTTTGGGGAGTTCATCATAGAAGAGTTTACAGATGTTAAAGATCTTCGCCAAAGATGGTTTGTCGTGGGTTATGATGTAAGAGGCGGTGTTTGGTACGGTTGTGGCTTGATGAAAGTTTCTTCCTTCTATGTAAGTGGAAGCTCCAATTCTTCTATCTTTGAGGATTATTAATCTAACCATCCCCAAAGTTTTAAGTTGATACTCCCAAGCTTGATGGAGACGTTGCTGTTCGATATTAAAGTTGAAAGGGATAATCTGTCTGTTCTCAGTTTTAATCTTGAGAAGTCTTGGAGCATAATAAGAGAAGTCCCCAATTTGGGAGAGATCAAACTGAGTCATTTGTTGACTCTAGCTCCTTTAAGATGTCATCTAACTTTGGCGATGGGTTGATTTCATCCTCTTCAATCGGGCCAAAAAGGAGATCTCTTTCATCTTCAAGGTTAGTTTCATCATCTGGAGGATAATTTTCAGCAAGAGTATCACTGATAGGGTCTCTTTCTGTTACTACTTTGATGGTTTCTTTAAAGGTGACCTCTTTTAATCGTTCCTCGTAGGATTTACCCTCACTCATTTCCCCATTGAGACTCCCTCCCCCATTTCGAGGTTGGAACATCTTAACCGCCAAAGAGGACATTACTGTTGCTGATCGTTGTTTCAGTTCATTTGGATACTGACCCTCCAAAACATCCTTATGAAACTTTGTTCCTAATTTTGCTCCTTCAAGGAGGTTGTCCTCAATCTCAACCATCTTCTCCTCTCTTCTCATCATCTTCTTCCTTAACTCTAATTTGAAAAGAGGTGAGTTTACAATTATTGAGAGTCTTCCCTGAGAGATACTCATCTGCTCAGCAATATCTCTTTGTTTCTGACCTAAGATCAGACGATTCATGATCTCTTCATGCCTGGGGAGCAACCTTTTAAGCCTTTGGAGTGCAGTTGTAGCGGTGTCCATTACCCTTCATTATACATGGAAAAGGTAGTTTGTCAAGGGATATTTTGAAAAGAGAGTGTAGGAATGTGCTTAAAATGGCAGTATGCCCTATATAGCATATTATAGCTATAACCATCATGGATCATTGATCATGGATCATCCATCATCAATCATCCATCCCCCCAAAAATTAAAAATCCAAAATAACCTTAAAGGAAAGGTTAGAGGTGGTGATCCCCCCAGAAAAAATTTTACGCCTGTGAGCAATACCCCGCTATATATCATCTTTTCATTTTCAGCCATCGTATAGAGGGTCGGGTCGCCTCTCCATGTCAAAGATAGGATTGTTTGTTTATTCAAACAGGAAAACGTAAAGGGAAATGAGGCAGGAAGCGGATGGCCATGTCAAATCGTAAACAATGTTTACATTTTTAATGTTACAAATAATATTCTTGGGAAGATAACTGTCAAGAATTTTATATAAAAAAAAGGGATTGAAGCTTTCAACCTCAATCCCTTTGTTTAATATACTAAACTTTATGTTTACTTGCCGAAGCCATGCTCTTTCATAATTGCTTTTATTTTGTCAATTTCACTTTTCGGCAATCCCATTTTTTCGGCGCTTGCGACTATTTTTTCGTCCAGGGGTTTTCCTCCAGCCATTCCGTTATGAAGCTTATCCTGTTCAATTAAGAAATTGCCGATGGCATAGTCATAGACGTTTGTCTCGCCTAATTCTTTTGAAAGTGCTGGAAGTGTCTTTGCGTACTTGACATCGTACATCGCAATGTTTTCCATCGTTCGCCATTTATAAATTCGGCGTTCGGTCTTATGGGTAGGTGTCTCATTTAAGAGACAACTTTTCAGGGTTAAATTTGTTTCGCCTTTATCGTTTTTTGTAAGCTTTACTTTTGGAAGATCAATGTTGTTTAATTCAGACAAAAGTTTTTTCTTTCCATCCATCAATTCAATTTCCACTTTTTTTTCTGTTGAATTTGCCATACCTTTTTTAACCTCGCTTTCTTTTTTGAATTTTGTTTCTGTTGCTTTTCTAATCCTGTTTGGCTATCTTGAAAATGTTTCGTTTCCCGTTCAGGAAGTTTTCAAGATACGCTATTTAATTATGTCTTTATCATAACAAAGTCAAAAGTCATTGTCAAGCTTTATTTTTTGACATATAATAAGGTAGTAGTGCAATATTCATGCCAACCTCTCTCATAACTTTAAGTTATGGTCAATTTTTGTCACTCCTTCTGTCAATTATCGTCACCTTACACCTCACTCCCAAAGGGAAATCTGGGGATTTTTAGGATGATAAGTTAATGGATGATGGAATGTTTTCTTATTTATGGAATCGCTTGTAAGTACGTGAAAGTATTAGGAAAAGGGGTTAACCAGAGATAACTACTGTAAGTTAAAGCATGGTCTGGTTACGTAAGTCATTGTAATTATTAAGAAAGTAATGTAACTAACACAGATAACGTCTACCCCCTTGCTTACTCGCTTTTTTCTTTTCTTATTTACTCATATATATATTTATGTATATATATAGATATATATATAAGAGAGAAAGAAAGGATCAGAGGGAGCATCGTGAGTCAATAAATGACGCAGTTTAAGAAAGAGAAAGCGGGGGGGTAACTGTTATTCACCCTGCGGGGTTACTTTGTTTAATAATTTTAAGGGGTTAGGGAGACGTGACTTTGCTTTAGGTCGCAGTAATTATGGTAGCCAACCTTATAAGTCATTGAAATTATTAAGGAAAATAATACTTGACTTATTACTTTTTTTATGTTATATTAACTTATCTCAAAATGAAAGGAGAATAATCATGCAGAAAAAGATTAGGAATAAGCAGGATAGGGTGTTAGGGGAGGTAAGAATGATTAGTGGTAATTTGATTAGGGAATTAAGAGATGAGGGGTTTACTCTCCTTGAACCTGATTGGCCAAAGTATCTTCTTATTGATGCGTTTGGGGTGCCCACCTTCACACATCTCAAAAGAAGTGGAGAAAGACTATCTGGGAGACAAATGAGAACCATGAATGTTTTGGAGAAGTTAGGATTTAATACACTGTTGGTGTATCAGAAACAACCAAAGAAGTTACCAGAAGAGATGTTTACGATTGGGAGGAAACAGCGAATTGGGGTTAAAGATAAGATTGAGGTGTTTGACCCTTTTGAGGTGTTTGATTCTGCGAAGGTTAGAGAATCAATCAAAGAGGAAAAGAAAGAGAGTAAGATGGAAGATGAGAAAGATTATGATGATATAATGTCTATTCTTAATATAGCATCAAGAAAGAAAGACACCTCTCCACCTCTGATATCCACCCTTGAAGCACCTCCAGAGGAAGCTCCCTCTTTGGAGAGGAAGGTTAGGGTTGTGGGGGATGAGGGTGAGCCATCTCCTTTGCTATCAGGGAAAAAAGACAAGGTATGAAGGGATTTGTTTGTATATTCAAACAATTTGAAGGAAACGCCTTGTAAGTCATTGTTATTATTAAGAAAAAAATAAAGCTTGACAAGTAGCATTTTATAGCTTATAATGGCTTTATCGATGGAGAAGAATATATTAAGGTGTGGGAGGGGGGTGACAAATTTGACAGAAAAAGAAATAAAAAAGAAGATTATACAACTAATAGAATCTTCACCTTATCTAAAGAAGCAACTGATAAGAATACTGAAAGATTCTTTTGAAAAGAATAAAAAATAGAAGGGAGGTGACAAAATATGACGCAGAAAGAATTACTTCTCAAAGCAGTTAGTGATTTGTGTGATGAATATGCAGATGATTTAGTTCCAACAGATCAAGCATTTGTGAGATATTTGGCAGAGTTAGGGAATATGTTTATCTCAAAAACATTAGAATAAAGGAGGTGAGATAGTATGTATTGCAGTCCAAATTTTAAGACCAAAAAGCAACTGAAAGAAGCGGTGGCAAATGGGGCAGAGGTGATGGTGTTTGCTCCAGGGTTGGGCACCCCAAAGAGGGATGGTCAGGAGTTCATCGAGGGACCTCATTATCCCCATCCCCACACCTGGTATGCGGTGGTTGAGATGAGAGATGGGATCGTGATTAAGGTGAAGTAAGAAAACAGACGATGGGCATCTCCATTGGGAGGTGTCCTCGCCTGCTTTTTTGTTGGAGGGAGGAGGTGACAAAGTATGGATAAAGAAGAACAACAGACGATGGTTGAACTGAAAGTGATTAGGGATTGTTTAAGACTGATAGAAGCAGCAGGAAAAGCTGACATCAAAGCTTACGCAGAAGTTGTATTTGAGATGTTCATTACAACGATAACAGCTCTGCTGGACATAACATCACCTCAAAAAAGGGCTGAAATGTTCAGCAGTGCAATCACAGCAGTAAGTAAAGACATCGTTAATCATGCAAAAGATATGGGTATTCAGATAGATGTAATGTTTATGGGAGGTCCTCGTGACAGTAATTGATATCTCAAAAAGGATGCAAGTAAGATTATCAGAATGGTATAGGTTGGGGAATAAGTTAGATGTTAAGTTACTCTTTGAATGTGCTTACTATCCCAGAGGTGGTTGTAATGACTGCTCTTGGGATTACCCTAATGGGAACTGTAAGAGGGCTCACATCCTTATTGATACGAGGATTGATGGGGGTGGCCACTTACGGGTGAAAGGGGGTGGCAGGAAGAAAGACTCATTAGAGAGGGTACTTTTAAAGCTACCAAAAGAAGCAAGAGATGAAATTCAAATGATTTTGAAGGGGGGGGTGGGTTAGGATGAGCAAAACTTTATGGTGTCCAACCTGTAAAGAGTTTCCAGATGAGATTGTAGAATTTTATGCATCTTTTGAAGAAGTCAGAAAATGGGATGGGGAGGATACTTATGAGTTGGTTGACTCCTCGATTGGTGATTTGATGGAATCAATTTGTAGGAAGTGTAATTCAACTCTTTTAGAGAAAGAGGAGGAGAAAAATGATGACAAAACACCACTGTCCAAAGTGCTGTGAGGATTACGATTTAGAATGGGAGAATAAGGAGGAACTTAATCTTCCAGTTAACCTGTTATGGTGGGGTTATACAGTGGTTTGTCCTCTCTGTATTGAGGGGATTCCAAAGGAGGAGAGAGATGAGTTATCCCAAACTGCGATTCAAAAGTAGGATGTCTTCTGGTAAGAGTGGGTATTTGGCAGCTCTGATTCTTACAGAGAAATCAGAAAGAGAAAGGAGGGATGTTGTATTAGAACCTCTTCCTGTCTGGAGAGACGTGGTTAGGGTGTCGGCAACAGTGGTGAGAAGAAGGACATCAAACTGAGTCACCTTTTGACTCAAGATGGGAGGTGTAACTATGTCGATTTTAGAGCTTACAATAGAGAAGGATAAACAGAGGATAACTGGTCTTGAGGATTCGATTGATACGATTCAGAAGGAAAAGTTAGTCAGGGAAACGGTGGCTCGGATGATTGATGAGTCTTTGGATGGGGTTAAACCTAAATACTTTTATGTAGGAGTGCGGTTTGATTTTACGTTTGAGACTGTAGAAGAGGCAAGAGATTTTACTGCGAGATTGCTTGATGCTTTGGGGATGAGTAAGGCTGAGAAAGAGTTTGATGGTTGGGGGAATCAGCCTCTCTGGAAGTATGTGATTAACTATAAGAATCAGAGCATCAAAATTGAACCTGCATTTTCAGATGAATTCTGTCAACCGATTCCAAAGGTGTCAGCATCAACATATTGGGTGTGTGAGAGGAAGTAACCTCTAAACTGGAAAGGAGAAAGATGATGAAAGAAGAGATCCTTTTTATTCAAGAGAAGTCGACAAAGAATACGATGAGATATTTGGAGATTCCTGCTGAGGGTAAACCTTTTGTTTTAAGAAACCTCTACCTGCAAAATTTTCATCCGCTTTCCAAAGAAACAGTTATCAGAGTTACCATTGAAGAAACAGGACTGACAGTAAATCAGGTGAAGAAATGATTTCAGGAGTACCTCTTGGTTTACAACCACCACTTGAGGGGATGTGGTTCTGTGTCTTTGGGGTGGTGGTTGTAAGTTTGATAGTTAGTCTGATGAGTAAGATCAAAGAGATTGTTTGGGATGTCATGGATTGGTAGATGGAAATGTGGGCTAAGCGGGTGAAACCCGATCAAAGCGGACATCTCAGGAAGGGGAGGCTAAGGGGTGATGAATGTGGGTAAAATTAAGTCCCATCTAAGAAGAAGTGATAACAGCCGATATTGGTAAAATGCTTCAACCTTCACCACCCTAATTACGAAGATCCGCTGCCTCCTGCCCACATCATATCTGAAAGGAGGTTGAAAGATGAGCACCTGTAAACGATGTGGGAAAGTGTATAGAGAACCAGAAGATGAACAGGGGGATCATCCATGCCCTAAATGTGGATATGAAAGGATGATTTATTATAT